ATGTCGCTGAAGATTGTGGATAACATTTGTGGGCTGTGCGATGTGGTTGGCAAGATATTCGTCAACAAAGACGGACAGCACGGAATCCTGCTTGAAGCAACGCAGAACATTTACGCAAAGAATCAGATTGATAGCCGAAAGGCTTGCAAGGTAGAAGATTTTGTAAAATTTGAAAGGGGAAATGAATAATGTTTTACAAGGTAAAAGTTCGGCAGGGTGGCGTTGAGGTTTGGTTTCGTTTCGGTGGTGATTTTTTGGCTGATGCAGTTGAGTTTGTGAAAACTTGTATGGAAACAAGTTACGGCGGGACAGAAGTATCTATTGAAGAAGTCGAGGAGGTTGAAGAATAATGGCTTGGGATTATAAGCGTGAGGAAAGACAGTTTGATGTGATTCCGGAAGGAGCACATCGTATCAGAATTGCAAGTGCGGAAAAGGTTCAAAGTCGGAGCGGCAGGGATATGCTTGCGTTCCAGTTTGATGTGTCCGGCAGTACACAGACGCTGTATCATTACATTGTGTTTCTGCAGGACAGACCGGAGATCACGAACAGACAGCTGACGCAGTTCTTTGATAGCTTCAAGGGCATTAAGGACGGCGATTTTGACACAAAGCACTGGGTCGGGCAGGTCGGTGCTTGTATGGTTAAGCACGAGGATTATAACGGACAGACACAGGCTCGTGTCCGCTACTTCATCAGCGGCAAGAAGCAGGATGAACTTCCTGCTTGGCAGGAAGGCAAGACGGTAACAAATGCCGCAGGATTTGTCGCTGTAAATCCGAATGTTGACGTGGATGTTCCGTTTTGATGAATAACAAAAGACTGGGAACTGCTTTCGAACGAGAGGTCTGTGGATATCTGAACAGGTGCGGTTGGTGGGCGCACTTCTGCAGTCCCGACGCAAGCGGTTCCCAACCGTTTGATATTATAGCCGTAAAGTACGGCAGGGCGTTGGCGATAGACTGCAAGACAAGCGTGAAAAGGATATTCCTGGCAAGCCGCTTGGAAGACAATCAAGTTTATGCGTTTGAAAAGTGGCTTGCTTGCGGAAATGAAATGCCGCAGATTTGGGTACAGTACGAGGGGAAGATATATGCTGTCAAATATGCGGAATTGAAACAGAAAGGGAAGGTTGACTTGTATGATTGCGAGTGTAAGCAATAAGATATATGTGCAGGACGCAAGCAGGGAATTCATCGACTGGTGCAGGGCAGAGCTTGTCCTGCCGAATCCCGAATACGCAAAGAAAGAGCGTATGGGGTTGTGGCTCGGCAATACGCCGAGGGAAATCCGGCTGTACGAAAGAAATGGCATTGATGTTGTGATTCCGTTCGGCTGTCTGAAGACAATATACAGGCTGTTCCCGAATACGTCGTTTTTCAACGCTATTTCGCCCTGTAAGCCAGTTGACTTCATTTCCTGTATAAATCTATATCCATACCAAGAAAACGCCGTACAGGCGGCTCTACGTGCAAAAAACGGGGTCATCGTGATGCCGTGCGGAAGCGGTAAGACGCAGACCGGGCTTGAGCTGATAGCAAGGCTCGGCGTAAAGACGTTATGGCTGACACACACGAAAGACCTGCTGAATCAGTCTATGAGCAGAGCGAAATCCGTGTTTGGGATTGCGCCGGAAGCCTACGGAACAATCACGGACGGCAAGGTGGATATTGGTTCTGCAATCACTTTTGCCACGGTACAGACGATGAGCAAGCTTGATTTGACGCAGTATCGGGACACGTTTGGCTGTGTGATTGTGGATGAATGCCACAAGGCGGTTGGCTCGCCGACAAAGGTTATGCAGTTCTACAAGGTTCTGTCGAATCTTTCCTGCAGGTATAAGTTCGGGCTGACAGCAACGCCGGAGAGATCAGACGGCTTGGAGAAGTCGATGTTTGCTCTGCTCGGCGATATCGTGTTCCGGGTATCGCAGGAAGAAATTGACACGACTTGTCCCGTATCCGTCAGAATGGTTCGCACAGGGTATTCGCCGGATATGGCAACCGCCTTGAATGCGGACGGAACGCTGAACTACAACGGGCTTGTCGAGGATATGACGCACAACGAAGAGCGGTTCAACCTTGTGCTGAATACTATCAATTTGCAGTACAAAGCAGGAGCAATGCTTGTGCTTGCAAATCGGGTAGAATATCTGAAGCGGCTGAACACGGAATTCGAGGGGCGGTCAATATGCCTGTCACAGATGGGATGGTCGCAGGACGCAAAAGAAAAGCGCAGGAAGGCTCTGCGCAGGCTGAATGAAGGACAGCTTGACTGCATCTTTGCCACGTATCAGCTTGCCAAAGAGGGGCTTGATGTGCCGAATCTGCGGTTTGTGGTATTCGCAACGCCGGAGAAAGACCCGACAACAGTCACACAGTCTGCAGGGCGTGTCGCTCGCAAGGCGTACAGGAAAGAAAAGGGAGTTATCATAGATTTCGTCGACAACTTCGGGATGTTTTCGGGTTGGGCAAAAAAGCGCAAAACAATTTATAAAAAATTGGGCTTTATCTTGGAGGAATAATATGGTATACTATGAATTACACGTTGCGGCAGATATGCTCGGCAAGAAGGTGCGGACAGTTCGTTACTGGGTCAGTACCGGAAAGATGAAAGCGATTAAGAGCCTCACAGGATACAGATGGCTTGTGTCCGCTGACGAAATTGAACGGCTGAAAGGGGAAGGGAAAGATGATAACAAAGACGCAGAACATTCCGGCAGAACTGAAAAAAGTTAAACAGTGGGTCTGTTGGGTAGGGGCGGACAAAATTCCGAGGAATCCGTATAACGGCTTCAATGCGAAGTCGAACGACAGCGATACGTGGTCTGACTTTGAAACGGCGGTACAGGCGTGTGAGGATTACGGATTCGACGGCATTGGTTTTATGTTTGCTCCGCCGTATTTTGGTGTCGACCTTGACCATTGTCTTGACAAAAGCGATTTTTGTGATGAATTTGTTGAAACACTGGGGAGCTATGCTGAAATCAGCAAAAGCGGAAGCGGCTTGCATATCATCTGCAAGGGCAAATTGCCCGACGGCGCAAGGCGCAAGGGCGGCATTGAAATGTATTCTTCCGGCAGGTACTTCATCTGCACGGGCGAAATCTATAACGAAAAGTATAGGGAAGTCGTTGATTGTACTGAAAGCATAAAGGTTCTTCGGAGCAAATATCTGCCGTCAGATATGCCGCAGGTCAACTATCAGCCGTATGTGGAGGTTGATATGTCCGACGGCGAAATCATTGACAAGGCGAGAAACTGTAAGACGGGGTATTTGTTCAATATGCTGTACAGCGGCAACTGGCAGGGTGTTTATCCGTCACAGTCAGAAGCGGATATGGCTCTTTGCAATCAGCTTGCGTTTTGGACGCAGAAGAACGCAACGCAGATGGACAGAATCTTCCGGGCTTCGGGACTTATGCGCCCGAAGTGGGATAGAAAAATCGGCGGAAGCACTTACGGGGCTATCACTATCGGCAAAGCAATCACAAGCTGTCAAAATGTGTATAATCCACAGCGGCAGAATGATTCTGAACTTGCGTTTGCTGTTTTTGGAAACGGACAGACGGTCGTGCACGAACACAAGGATTATGACCTTACTGATACAGGGAACGCCCACAGAATGCAGGACAAGTTTGGCAACATCCTGCGGTATTCCTACAATCAGAAGAAGTGGCTGTACTGGGATGGAAAACGTTGGTGCATTGATGATTCCGGCGAAGTGAAAAAAATGGCGGATGTTGTCTGCGACGATATGAAGCGAGAAGCATTCCTTGAGCAGGATGAGGAAAAACAGGCGGCTCTGCTGAAGTGGGCAAATCGCACGGCAAGCTCGAAGGCAAAGGAAGCGATGATAAAAGAGTGTCAGCACCTTGGCAACATTCCTGCAAGCCCGGACGAGTTTGATGCATTTACGGACTATCTGAATACACAGAACGGAATTGTCAACCTGCGGAACGGAGAACTGCTTCCGCACGACAGCTCGTTTATGATGAGCAAAATAACGGTTGCCGAATACGACACGTCCGGCAAGAAGCCCACAATGTGGCTGAAGTTCCTTGACGAGGTTACGGCAGGAGACAAAGAACTGCAAAACTACATTCAGAAGTGTGTCGGGTATAGCCTGTCGGGTAGTACACGGGAACAATGTGCGTATTTCCTTTACGGAATCGGCAACAACGGCAAAAGCACGTTTCTTGACACGATAGCTGATATGCTCGGCGGATATGCCGCGAACACACAGCCCGAAACGATTATGATGAAAAGGTGGGGAAACGAGGGAGCGAATCCCGAGATCGCAAGGCTGAAGTCTGCAAGATTCGTCACATCTGAAGAGCCGACAGAGGGAGTGCGGCTGAATGAAGGTTTGCTGAAGCAGTTGACAGGCGGCTCAAAGGTCACTTGTCGATTCTTATACGGCGATGAGTTTGAGTATTCGCCGGAGTTTAAGATTTGGGTTGCCACAAATCATAAGCCTGTAATCCGTGGAACAGATGTAGGTATCTGGCGGCGTATTAAGCTGATTCCGTTTGAGGTAAACATCCCGAAGGAAAAGGTTGACAAGCTTCTGAAATACCGTCTGCGGAAAGAATTCCCACAGATTCTGCGATGGGCT